TAAGTAGTATCTGCAGGTGCTCCAGGATTTACAACATTAATAGTTCCTTGCATCGCAGGATGGAACTGGCAATTATAGTATAGTGTATCAGGTGCCGAACTATCAACTACCCAAATAATAACGCCGGTATCGGTACCAGCATTTGTTACACCCGTATTGTAAAGATTAGCAAGTCCGTTGCCTGCAACAGTTTTAATCCAAAGAGGATGCCCAGTTGCATTAACGTTAAAGGTGTATGTGTTTCCTCTAACTACATATATAGTTTCATTATTAATACCATCGACTACGTATGCTTGACTGTGTACATTGTTAACNATAAATTGATGATTATTCGATTGACCTTGTACTGTATTATTGTAAACTGCACTAACAGCAGGTGACCATGTTATATATGCTTGTCCTGGATAAGGACTAGAGTTTGGTGCTGTTACAGCCGCAGTAATAGTTGCAGAGTAAGGCCCGACACTCGAATCATATGTAAATGGACCTGTAAATGAAAGTGTTGTTCCTAACAAACCAGCAGGAGTACTTATTCCGGGTGGCAAAGGCATGTAACCTTCTGTAAATTTCCATAATCCTGTTTGTGCTACCCCGCTAGTTCCGTTACTAGAATCTCCATTCAATACTACTGACGCTGTATTAATACTGACTACCGGAGCTCCCTGCACACTTAAGGTTCCATCTCCCACCGAACTCAAACCGTTTCCAACTTTTACACCGCCCAATGTCACAGATGTTGCTGTACCTAATACTTGCGCTAGAGCAGTTAATGTACCTGCGGCACTGATTGATAATCCCGATCCTACTTGTATACCGCCCAGAGTTGAAGTTGTTGCTGTTGACAATACAAAACTATTTTGTGCGCTGATGGTTCCATCAGCTGTTATATTAATATTTTGACCAATCTTAACACCACCAAGTCGTGCACCAGTTGCTGTAGTTAGAACAAAAGATGCACCTGGATCTCCTTTAGCGCCTTGGGGACCCTGTGGGCCTGCAGGGCCTTGCGGACCAGTGGCTCCTTGTGGGCCTTCGGATCCTGTAGCACCTTGTGGACCTGTTAGATTCTGGCTAAGATAACTGTATGTTAATCTTTTGCTAACTCCTCCGTCAACAATCAGGAACGCTGATTGCGGACTTAGTGGAGCGGTAACTAGGGGCAGTTGTGTTATTTTTGTCATTTTTTATTCACCTTCAATTGGGGTTCCGTCTTCATCTTGTAATATAAATTCTGTTTCTAGGATAATTACTGGATCTCCACCATAATATGTGTCGTCTGGTAATTGTGATGTATCTTGCAATAAGAATCCTTTTACAGTATCTGTAAATTCTTGTCCTGGTCTCAATACTGTTTCACTTGCTTGAGCAGGATCTGCATAGCTCGAGAGTTTAAACATACTCTGACCTACACGCTGTCTTACAACTACTGTCTGGCCTGGAGTCACTTCAATATTTAACTGTACTACCGGACTTGTTAAACTATTTGTTATAGTAAATTCCGGAGAAACTGTCATATTACTGGTATTTCCATTACTATCTGTTTGATTAGAATCGTATGCAACTGGATTATAAGTTACAACTGTATTTGTAGTTGGTTTTAACAATTTCTTGCCGCCGTAAAACACATCAACCTGATCCCACGGATTCGCCAGGGCAGTAAATTTGATGTTTTGCTCAAATGACAAGTTATCGATAGTCAATGCTATATCGTTTAGACAAATAGCACCATTAGTTACAGTAGTAACATCGCTAGTTGCTGTGCCATTTACAACAACAAAATTTGTTCCTGTAGAAGTTACAGTATAAATTCCATTGAATGCATTTGGCTGTATTCCAGCCACAGTAATTTGATCGCCTGCTACAAATGTCTGAGACGGTGTTGCAGAATAGTAATACGTTATATATGATCCATCGCTAATGATGCTTGTTACGTCAGTAAACGCAGGAATATATGTTTGAGTTATAGTCTGATCTAATACAGGTACATTTGCGCCAACTCCTTGGTCAATAACTTTAGTGCCTGCAGAATATGCAGAACGTGCGCCAGTGCCTAGTGTAGCTCTGGTGATTTGACTTAATACATTTCCATATTTGGCAAAATATTCAATGCGCTCGCCTGCAACGTATATGATCCCCGGCAATCCTTTCTGTGGATTTGGATGGCTCAACACTGATCCATCTTCGACTAAAATACTTGTATCTGTTATCAATAATGGATTAGTTAATGTAGTTGTTGCGCCATCGCCAATGCGTTTAACGCTAGTTCTGCCTAGGATATCTGTAAACATTCTATAGCTCAGNCTACCAACATAGGCATCCTGGCTCATNCTCATGATAACAATAGTATCGGAAGGGCCTGTATAGAAACTTGGTCTGATTGTAATTGTAGTCCCATCAGTGCCTATNGTATAATCTATATCAGCAATTAAACTAGCACCGTTGTATTCTACCCAGATATATGCGCTGTCGAATACAGGACGCTGTATTTTGTAAACACCTAAACTATTACCATTGAATTTTTCTTTTCTTAAGAAATCACCATCATGGTTAGTGAATGATGTAATTCTAATAGTATCGTTAGCACCTCTATAGCGTAGTGTTTGCAGTAACAATTGATTGTCTGTAATTTGATATTCATAGCTATCAAAGATAACAAATGCCAATGCATCTCCTGTGTTTAAGCGGCCTGACGGAAACTGTACGATTCCTTCGGCGGCATTTAAGAAATAGTTAGAAGGTGTGTTATCTAATTTAGATCCGTTCAACCAAACTTCGAGTTTGCTATTATCGATGTAACCTCTAGGATAGTTGATGTCTTGAGTTAATCTAACACCAGTAGCATCCAATATAGTCCATTGAATATGTGTACCTGGATTTGCTGGTACATTAGTTGATGTGCTGTCAAATGTTGTAATAGTACCGCTTCCTGATAGTTGGAATGACGTTAAGTTGCTTCCTACTATAAAATAAATTGTTGCAGGAGGAATCAATCTACGATTATTCAATTCTACGATCACTTGACTGCTGTAGGGACCTGCTATTCCTGGAGGTTGCTCTAACGCAAATACTGTTCCTTGAGCTCTTGGAATAACTTGGGTATAAACTTCCCCTGCGGCTTTATAAGGTGCATCAAAATACCAAACTTGTACTTTGTTGATCGCGGCGTTATTGATTCCTTCGATAACTCTAGGTTTGATAATAGTTAAGTATGCACGTGGATTACCTCTATTTTCTCCAGACGGAGCAGGTTGCATAGTCCAGCCATATGTCTGTGTCGATGTGCTTGAAAACTCAGGAACTGGAATTCCGTTAACTGTTACATATACACTACCAATATCGTTCATTGCCACATTTGATAATACGTTGGTTATTGTTGCGGCACTNAACTGTACTTGTTTGTCTATAACGTTTATTCCACCAATATCAAAAGAACTGATGCTTAGGTAATCAGGACCAGGTAGTGTCGCCAACAATGCGATATTATTGTTAGTGACGTCAAGCAAATAGTCAGTACCGTAGTGTAGAGGAGTGTTACCCGCGACTACAATTAGCGAACTAGTATTTGCAATATTGCCCATGTAAAACGATTGAGTTTGTCCATCTAACTGATATTTGTAATTTGAAATGAGCGGAGCACTTAAGAATCCTGTAGCACTAGTTAAAGTGTTTACACTGAACACGCTGATCGCAACTGACTCTTGAATTTCTCCAGGAATCATTTCTTCAGGCGCATGGCTAGCATTAGCAGTAATGTATGCATCACCATCTATAACTATGTCAGCAGGATTAATACCTAAAATAGTTCCGCTATAGTCGCCACCGCTTATTATTGTATCTAGACTTTCATCATCTGTTGGAATTTGTGTACCATCATCTTTAGAATTTCTAAATGTTACAATATTGTTAGCTGTTGAAATAGTTGTTATTCCTAATCCAAAACTTCCTGGATTTATATTGTAACTTAGTGTTATAGTAGTAGTCGACGCCGTAGTTGCTTGGTAAGTACCATCAATCGCAACGTTTTCATTTCCTGCAATTATCCAAGTACCTAGCGAAGGAATACTAGTTTGAGTCGATATACTAAATGTAACAAGGTATGGTCCTACTCCTGTAGTTGTTACTATGTTAGTTACTGTAACATAGGGCACTAATTCTGATTTAGGAATATATACTGTTTCNCTAGTTCCATTGCCCGATAACGTTCTTGTGATATTAGGTACGCCCTGTACAGAAATTCCTTTGATAGAACCTGCTGTGCTTGTGCTTGTAACTGTAATTATTAAATCGTTTTGATCATAGTGAGTATAAGTTACGCCATCACTGTTTAGAGTGTAGTAACTTCTTTGACCACCAAGGCTGGTTCCAAATATTCTTAGAATGTCGTTAACTACATAGCCTGTACCTGTAGTAATAGTTGTTACTATATAATTGCTAGGAATAGTATTTGTTATTCCAACATCAAATGTTGCTCCATTACCTAGGCTATGCTCTGTTTCGTCTACACCAACATTGTTGAATGAGCTCGCTCCGTCAATTCTTACACCATTTAGATATGTATTAATCTGTGTTCCTGTAGCAATACTAAATGGAGTAGTAACCCCAACGCTACCGTTGTTTAGCTCGGCTAGCTGTAATGACAATGTAGCCACTGTTGCACTCACAACCGCTACCTGAGACTGTAGCGATTCTATCTGTGCTACCAATGATGTATAGTAAGGATTTAATACCGATTGGTTTCCTAATGCGGTACTTACAGTCGTATACTGTGCTACTGTACCTAATGTATTTTGTACATAAGTTATCTGGCTGTTTAGACTTGTTTGTTCTGCTGTTGCAGAAAATAATTCAGATGATATTAAATTAAAATCGTTTGAATTAGAAACNTGAGGATTTAAAACAACTCCATAATAGTCAGGAGTGGAATAGTTATCCCACGCAGAACTCCAGTAAGGTAATACTCCATAACCGCCTGAGAAGCTGTATGGTAGAGTATCAACTTTAACACCAGGGAAATCAATGCCTGTCATTAATTGACCTAGCTGATCAGCTCCGGGCATTCCTGATGTGGGCGCATAATAATCTTGTATTCTATCTACTGCTGTAAAATATTCTATATCTTTTGGATATGTTATTTCTATAGTGCTTTTGATAGTAGGAACTGCAGATAATTCTAATGTTGCAAATTCTTTGCTATATTCAATATCGCTTTGGTTGTACTTGGTTTCAAACCCAGTTGGGCCTGTCATTATGTAAGATGTACCTGTATTTGTTACAAAAGAACCTGTGCTAATAGTAATCGTGTAGGAATCAGAAAGTTGGAGAACCCCATTAATTTTCAATTCTATCTTAGCTTTGTCCATGGTAGGAATCCATGTCATTGGATAACGGAATGTTTCTCCATCTGCTAGATAATTGTCTGTAAAGTCTTTAGATCCAACTTCTCTATTATATCCAACACGGTCAAATTTAAGTGTTGTAGTTATAGAACGAACAGCACTATTTCCTAATATAGGATAAGCTGTTGCAATTACAACTGTAGGTCCGCCACCTCCTGCCATTACTATAGTAGGTGTTGTAGCGTAGCCTGTTCCTGGATTTGTTACGATGATCTTGTAAACAGTTCCATTAGAAATATATGCATCTGCTGTAGCGCCGGTGCCCAAATCTCCAGGTGCAGAAATAATCTGTACTGTAGGAGCAAATTGATATCCTTTACCTCCACTAGTTACAATAATTTCTTGTATACCGTAGGTGTAATTTGTAAACCAATTGTTCCAAGGAGCAGATAGTAACTCGCCATTTCCAAACCCAACTGTACGGAAACGCTTTTGATTCGCATCCCAATAACTAGGTAAGTCAAAGTCGGTTACTAGTGTACTGCTGTAGTCAGTTGCTGTATAGTTTACTGTAAAATTACGAATCTTAGTGTGATATGGTTTAACTTCGTTAATATATGATTCGTAGTAATTACTGTCTTGTAGTTTATAGGTAGGACGTTGATCTAAAGAACCTGCATGATTTGTTACACCAATAAATGTTGTCTTGAATGTCCAGTCTAGATTTTTTTGTTCGCTTAGTGCGTACTTGACTGCTTTGAAATATAAAGTATTCCAGTAGACTCTTAAATCTCCTACAAATATATCATCTTTCAATGCCAGTAATATATAGTTTAATTCTTGATCAGGTGTTTGGTCAAAGGCTGTTTGGTCAAACGATGATATTTCATCAAACGCATAAACAGAATTTATAGTGTTCCATAACAAGCTACTGAATTGAATAGTGCCATTTTCGCTAACCATTAAATCCCAATTCGCATCAAATGTGCCAACCAGGTTTCCACTAGCGGTTCTTCTCAAGATTAGATAACGACCATCGCCTCCGTTTCTAACTTTGACATAATTACCTTCTGCTACTGTACTTAGGATATCTAATTCATATGTGCTATCAACAGTACTCACAGCAGGCTGTAGTTCGTTATATGACGGATCTTTCCAATCGATATAATTCCAGTAGTATGTCGTATTGTAAGATTGTGTTTGAGATTTAACCCATACATGTTTACTATGGACCCATTGATAGATCGCCCAATTACCGTTGCTGGAAGAATCTGTCTGAACAACACCTGCATATGGTCTTATATTACCGTATGCTACAGTATATCCTTTACCGGCTGATATTATATTAGCACCTACAATTTGTCCTTGAGAATTTAATACAGTCGTTACAACAGCACCTGTACCATCTCCTGTGATTTCGATATATGGCGCATTTATATAACCGTTTCCAGGATTTAGTATCGTTATTGTATCAATGCCACCATTGTCGTTAACACTGATTGAAACTTCTGCCTGTGCAAAGAACTTAGTTACAATAAAGTTTAATGTAGCTAGGTCGGGCACAACTATATCATACACTCCGGTATTGGCCGCAGGAATTTCTTCCATGGCATTTAGGTTGCTAAAGCTACGCGATCCATTTATTAATTTTGTTGATAAAATACTGTTTGCATATTCAAATATATTTTTCATAGCTTGTTTTCTATCAACAAACATGCTTTGACGTGGACGAATATTGATACCTGTTTGCAATCTACTTGGTAGAGTAGGATCAGGGACAAGATTACCTAGCGAATCGTGACCTAATATACTATCAATTAATTTTTGTTCTAGCATAGAATTAGGCATACTTTCTGGGTTGCCTTCTTCAACTAATAACCATTCAGTATGTATTTGAGCCGCGTTATCTATGGTATCCATTTCTATCGACAAATGAATATTGTCAGACACCAATGACGTTTTATAATTTACCATAGCCAATGCTGTTGGTCCAAGCAACATAGCATACTGTAATCCCTGTGCTTGAGGATTGCTGATTAAACTAGCAACGTCAAATGCACTCATTCGTCTAGTTGTATTTGCAGGAAGTACTGTTTTATTTTTAACCCAGAAATAATATACATTAGTGAATGACGCTGAAACAGAGTTATAAACTTGTTTAACACTCATTACTGAATTATCAGAATACTTAGGTTGTCCGCTTATTCCTTGCGCCAGACCATCTGCTGTATCTGCTAATGCCGCCCACTGGCTTGGTAGGTATTGTGTACCGACCCATTCGTATACGTCAAACGTACTACCAGGNAATACTCCTCCCCAATTATTTCGTCTATAATCATANGTGTCTTGCTCATACCACATGTACTTGACAGAGCTCAAATCCCACCATAGTTGACCAACATGTTCATCNATCCAGTTGGTATTCGTGTCTACAACTACTGCGGAATTTCCTAGACTATAAACAGCAGGGTCAAACAATGATTTAAATTTTAATTCTTGATCAGCTTGTCCNGGTATACGACCTTTAATAGGATCTATAAATTCAATGTAATCTACGATTTCTTGATTAAAGTCATCTAATGTTACTANTCTTGTTATTTTGTCTAAGTCAACTAGATCATCTTCCGATCTAATAACTTTCCAAGAATTTGTTGTTCCATCTTTACCTGTGAATAAAACTATCTGTCCTGTAGCGGCTCCTGCTAAAACTGTAGTAGGTGCTCCGATTATAATCTCATTTGAAGTAATGGTAGCATTATTTCCAAACCCGCTTCCAGCAACTGCACTGGATGAACTTAACTGTTGACCAAATGCAAAATAGTTGTTATACTCAGTATACACATATACTGATCCAGAACTTGTTGTTACCGAAACAAAATGTGTAGCTCCAGAATCCCAAGTAATAGGATTATCTTTGTTAAATGTTGTGTTAGGATCGTAAGCACTTCCGAACGCAGTTACTACTAATGTTTTGCTGTCAGGACTAGATGCAATATCAAATCCAAATGTAATACCGTTTATTTGATTTGGAGTTTCAATTATCTGACTAGGAACATATTGACCATTTGTAAATGTTGATACTACTACTGCTCCTTTAGAAATGCCTGTCGGTAGTCCTGTTAGAGAAGCAAATAAGAAATTGCCATCCGGTGACATTACAACCTTATTACCAAATCCATAAGTTCCTTGTAAATTGGCTCCTAGTGCAGAATTAATAGTAGCAGTAGTAATGCGCTGAACCTGTGTCATTGTTGGTTGGTTTCCAACCGGAGTATCTGAATAGATATCTGATAAACTGTATATTGCTACCTCACCTACGCCAGGCACACCTATTGCAACATAGTCCATCGTAGAAGTCGATGCTATTGAATAACCAAATTTTGCAGATCCCGAATAGTTATGAGACAACTGAACAGGTGTAGTTGCAGTCATAGATATGCTAGTCTGTGTTGAAATTAAAGCGTTCGTTACTGTTAGTCCGTACTCGTATACTTGACCTGCGCCTTCGCCCGGTGCTCCTACTAGTAGTATCTTTTGTCCGGGGATATTTTGTATAGCGAGAGATTGCCCAAACAATGCATTAGCTGGTGCGCCATTCGTGCTACCAATTACTGCCAAAGTATTTTGTAGGTTGGTTTGGGTATTGATATTAGATATTTTTACAAGACCACAGTTATTAAATCCATTTCCAACGAGACTACCAATGCTATGTGCTACTCCGTTAATTACTTGTAGTTTAACATTGCTTGCATTAGGAGCACCCGCTATTATGATCCTATCATTGCTTTCATAGGCTATGCTACTACCAAAGTTAGCAGGGATTCCCGAATCAGAAAATGCCGCGTTTGAGTCATTTAACTCCCAGTTTGTTACTGGTAACAATACTGTTGTAATAACATTTTTGGCATTGCGAGTTAGCTGTGTGTTATAGAAAAATACTCGACCGATATCATTATTAGCCGCATTGCCCAATGCAGGATTACTATATCCAGGGGCAGATACTATAAGCACACTATCATCTGCAGAAGAATAAACAACAGAACCATATTTTGCAGATTGTTTTGTTATACCACTAGACAACACACTGCTTTGGAAATTATCCACTCTTTCAATAACTGCCCAGTTACCGTCATTGTTGTCAACCCATACCTTAGTGCCAAACCCCGATGTTTCTAATACTGGATTGTATTGTATGTCACTAAACGTATTAATTCTAGAAGAAACAAAACGGAATAATAATCCCACAGTAGTTTCTGTATTTGTAGGTATGCCCGATAGTGAAGTGTTTACTAAGAAGGTGTAGGGATCTGGAGTTCCTACTACAATATAAACAGCATCCATTCCTGTGTTGAATCTCGTAACACTTACAACATCGCCTGCACTAAGACCGTGCTGTTGATCTGTTGAGAATGCAAATTGATTAGGTGCTCCAATTACTAATTGCGCAGATATAGCTTTAGCAGATAATAGTGTATATCTTAGAACATCCCAGTCGCCGTCCTCTTTGAATCCCATCCATAAGATATCGCCATCTTTCAATTGATTAGGATTTGCAATATCTAGAATACTATTCTTGTTGTAAACTGTTGCAGTAATATCATCATAGTGTACATAACCTGCGACAGGCATTTTAATACTGCTACTATTGTATGTTGCAGATGTAGTTGTGAACACCCATGATTGGTCAGCAAAATTAATAAAGCCTTCTGGTTTTACTAATAGATCATAAGGAGTTTTGTAATATGTTAGGTCGTTAGCAACAACAGGAATTGAATCAACAAACTCAATTAACTGTGGATTTTCTAAGAACGCAGAATCGCTAAGAGCTACTTCGTATTCGTTCTTGGTAATGATACCACCGTAAGTTCCCACACGGAATGCCCAAGCTTCATTGAAAGTTACTCGACCCTGTAGGTTATGAAGGCTAGCCTTTGCTAACTTGTCAATAGCACTCTTAGTACCTTTTTCTCTGATGTATCCTTGATAGAATTTATATTGTGCAATAGGATCATTAAAAATATTATCTAGATAGATTCTAGGAGTATAACCTGTTAGATGTTGTGCCATCTTTTCTTGGCCAGCATCAAAATTGTCGATATCTAATGAGTAGAAATCTTCAAACTGATTGATCTTGTAATCAAAGTTAGGGTATAAAGTAGGAACAGGTTTTTTAGGTAACAAACTCCATTGATTGAAATTAAATGTTATGCTACCGGGAATTAAAACGTTAGTGCCGTAATATTTTCCGTTGTATCTTACAACATCGCCTGCTTGATAATCAGTATATTGTGCCCAGTTTTGTATTTCAGCATTATCATATACAAAGCCAGGGCTAAAGAAATCGCCAGTCCACTTTGCTGTTCTAAATCCGCTTACGTTTACCCTTAACTGTCTGTAACCTGTTTCTATCTGATAGATTATATCACCAAACAAACTTGTGTTATTGATAATAATAGCATGTTCTTTTTGAACTGTGCTAAACTGTGCAAAGAATATTCCTTCTTGTGTGTTTATTGTTTGTACTGTAAACACACTATCTTGTCTGCTGATTGTATAGTTGTGTTGAGGGAATGGATTTCCATCTGCCTTATAAAGACTGTACTCATAATAAGGATCATCTAAGTTATCAACAACTCCACTAGTCATGTTAAACTTGATTCTATCAGCAAAAGGACTTACTGTAATAATAGAATTAGGTTCCCAATTTTGAGAAGTCCAATATAAAAATTCTCTACCACTGAATGTCCAGTCCATGACTACATTTAAATCTGGCTGTACTTCGTCAAATACGAATCCTTGAGATTTCAACCACTCACCATAACCCACGATTACATCAAATACAGCCTGTATAGTTGGGAATGTAGTGCCGTATGGTACTATTGTAACTGTTGATTCAAATCTAACAGCACCCAACACGCTTACTCCACCTAGTGTAGGAAGTTTAGGTAACTGCTGGAAGTATTGAGACCCGCCAAAAGTATTGCCGGCAGTATGAGATAATGTAACAATATAATATGCTCCGGAATATCCAACATACTGTCCTTTCTGATAGAATTGTCCAGCCGTCCATACAACATATGATTCGCTCACTCCGCCAACGTTGATAGTAGGATCAGTACTGGTTCTAACAGGGCGGTATATTCTATAGTAAGGACGATTCTTGTCGTAACCTCGGATAGTATATCCGTCGACTCCTTTTTGTACGATTATACCCGAAGCAGAATAAGTGTTGCTAGGATTACTTACGTTGAAGTAAATGTCATAATCTTCTTGTGGTAATAAAACACCGGGGTTAGCACTCGTAGGATCTACCGCATCAATGATAATTCTAATTTTATCCTTGCTGATAAATCCGCCCATTTTTCCAAATAGGTTGTAATCTATATTTGATAGATCTTCTTGTAGTTGTGTTGCATATCCGTATGTTCGTTGATTGTTGGCTTCTACTAATAGTACATTGTAACCAGACGACAGGATTCTGTTTCCGTTTATATCTAATTGATTCCATAACAGCAAGTTAGATATATCTAAGAATTTTTGTGTATCTTCTTTAACCAGCTGTGTTGCTTGAGTATTTGCTAATATAGTTTCAGTAGTATATCTATATTGATCTGCAATATTTTTAATCATTCTGCTAGGATCAAACATGTATGCAGAATAAATCACAGGACGAGTTAAGGCTAGCAATATCTGTACAGCATAAGGCCATAAACTGCTTCGGCGCCATGCAGTTTCTGCAGGTCCTTGATCTCCAAAATTCCACGGTTGAGCTATTAGAGCAGTATCAATACTTCCGATTATATTTGTAATATCAACTGTTAAAAGATTTCCGTTGGAATCTACAGGAATTATGTCTAATAGATTTGGACGTACATATAACGGATCTACTCCGGCACGATCGCCTTGACGAATACGTCCATCACGTAGGTCTTCCCACAATAATAAATTACCGCTGGTATATGGATATGATCCATACTGTGCATCCCACCAAGATGGCTTGACAGTGAATCCTAACATTTCCCAAGGACATGTGTGAGGACGATCTGTGTCATAGTACCACTTAAATATCGCTCTCCAGTTGCCAGGTAATGGTAATCCTGTTACAACGTCTGTTGCGGCGCCATTACTATAATTCCATGTCTTTGGATTTAAGGCATTAAACGAATCATTAGTCTGATAATCTATTCCGAAGAATCCTGCCCACTTTAAGAAATCAGAAATTATAATGTTGTTAGTGTCAAAAGGACCATAGTCATTAGATCTAAATGCACCAGGAATGATCTCGTTCATGTCCAGCAATTCTCTGTTGTACTGGACTTTTAAATTGTTATAGATTCTAGTTTCTAATTCTAATATAACAGCATCTCTAAAATCACCATAGGCGGTAATAATACTACCATCATGACCTTGTATTACAGTTGTAGGAGTTACATAAGTATCATCAAGATATATAGAAGGAATATATGCAGGATATAATCCTAACTTAGTAGGAGTTGGAGGAATATAACATCCTGCAGTATTGCCGTAGTCTTTTACTGTAATAACATCATTTAACTTTAAGGTTATTGATAGTGTTACTACAGGTTCTACCTCACTAAAGGTATAATCTTGACCATAGACTAACTGCGTGTTATTATGATAAACTAAAATAGCACGAACGCCTAATACGTCATTATTAAATTCGCTAGTTAGACTATAGTTCTTAACACGTGGATCAGTTACTGTATAATTCCTAACTATTGCATCTTGTCCAAATGCAATCATATCAGAATAGCCGTAAGCAAAAGAACTATTTTTACCAGTTGTCATTGCTGTCATTACAACATCAACTGCTTCTGCGGGAGTGTATGTTCCTTGTAATTCTGTTACTCGTTTTACAAAAGCCAATTTAAATTGACTATAATGATCGGCAACTTTTTTAACTGCATCGAGTAAACTATGTTCTTTATTACCGATAAAGAATTGAGCGAAACTCAAAGGAGTTCCGTGGTTAACTAATCTAGTTCCATACTGTGCAATAGGACCGATATCTCTTAGATTACTATTGCCTGGAAAAGATCCTTGTAAGTTTAAAGATGCTCCCGGAGGAGATGCAATGTCTTTGAGACTATGGACTACCTCTGCAAGCGTAAATGATCCAATAGGACCATTTAACGGGTTGTTAGTTCCTGCGTTCGCAATATCATAAAATCCGTTACCATTAGGAGGTTGAGCTGTGAATATTCTTAATAATATTCTGTCATTGATGTTATTGTTAGTTGTAAAATATACAAAGTATTGACTGCCTTGAGATACTAGATAGTAATCCTCTGATGGGTTGAATAAAGAATCGTTTACATATACTTGTATCTGTATATCTGTTAGATATCCAGGATTATTAACTGCTGTAACTTCGACATAATTTGAAGCAGTAGTACANACTTGGAATTGTACTATAGGAATTTGATAGAAAGGATTTTGTACCCAGGTGTTTATATAAGTCGATTGACTTACTGATACCGCACCTTCTGAATTAATAGTTCCCGGAGCAGACAGTCCTGCTGTAAAATTTGTAGTCTTACCAACTTTTAAAAAGTTATTTTTAACCCATATTGTTATAATATTGTTATTTTCAATAACAGTAAATGTGTCGGTATTAAAATAGTTATTGAATAGATAATCGCCAATATTGTTTACATTTAGATATTCTAAAGGAAACCCTAATACAGAATCAGGTGTACCTGTACCTATGCGATATCCAAATAATTTTGTGCCTTGAAACGTGCTTCTATAATATGTAGCATCGCTATAACTAATACCATTCTCATCAAACACATCAAACAGCGGAGCTTGATTTAACGCTGTTTTTTGTTGAGAGAAAATCCATTCGGTTCCGTTGAACCACCAATTTTTTCCAGCATTTTCTGTACCGCGGAGAACTGAAACGCTAGAATCTGTTGTAGGAACATTATCAGTCGCAGGAGTTAAAGAAATAACATTATTTCCGTTGATGTTAACAAAACTAACTGTATATATTCTTCCTTTTACTAGATTATCTGTATCTGCATTAAAGATAACTCGATAACCGTCTTGCANGAGTTCGCCATCTACATAGTAACCCGCCTGTCCTTCAACATTTTTAAATGCCGATAGTGTTAGATTATCGATAACGTCAACAGGTGCTGTAAATGTTGATCCATAATTATATAATTTTATGTTAGGATAAAATTCAACAATAGGACGTTGTGCTCTATTTTCGTATGGGAACACTACTGTTGTATTGTTTGCTTTTGCGGCCGCTGTTATAACATTTGCATGGCACCAACGATTTCCTCGGCTCCATGGATTTACATCTAGGCTGGCGCGGTTGATAGTTACATACTCCGGAGTCAACGGAATATTTGTAAAGTTATCAAATGGGTATTGATCAAAATTAGTAGCATCAAAATTAACATCTAAGTCAACTGGTGTTTGGCTACCGACAGACAACGAAGCCCAATCAGTTAGCGTTATTGCAATACCTACTCCCTCAACTACCCATTCCTTATCATTATAAGATGCTGGGGTTATGTTTCCGTTGAAACGGATTTTCATACCATTTGAAAATTGTATTCCGTTTCCAGATGTATATGTTGTCTTGCCTAAAATATCAGCTTCAACGTCTAATGCTGTGTTTTGTTCAAGATTCTTAACTACAAATTGTCCTACTATAGTGTCATCGTCGCCGGCGACATAATAGATAATATCGGGAGTGTTGTCATCTACAACAAATACAATTTGGCCAGCAGTACCTGCACCGTTGTTGCTTACTGTAGCTGTATAGGCATCCTGAGAACCACTGCTTATAGCGGTTTTAAACCAAACATTATGTATACTATCAACGTTGAATACATAAGTCATTCCTCTGTATAATGTAATTAAAGGATCTGGTGTTATACCGTCTGGAGTAAAAACAAAAATCTGTCTTGTTGGATCATCTGTGATAGTATATGTACTAACAGTAGCTTGTTGTATTCCTGTGATTTCTATCGTAGCCGGTCCGGTTGGTAACCAATAATATTCTGTGTAGTTTAAAAACTTATCTAGATCAACTTGCGGATCATAAGCATAGGTTACGCCTTTAAAAAGCCTATTATGGTTTTCAATATTACCGTTTTCAAATGCGATTTGATTTAGTATATCGTCATAGCCAACGACTTTTTTAATACTTTGTGCATTGTCTCTAACAATCAATGCTGGTTCTAATTGATAATCGCCTTCTAACTGATTGGCCGCAGGAATATATGTGTCAGTAGCTGGATTATAATTTGGACTTAGTGTGCTACCAATAAATCCACTGATGCGCTCTATGATCGGAGGTTGAACCAGTTGATCGATAGTACTGGTTAAAAATTTTGTATTTTTATCTGTTCGTAAGTATTCTGGTAGTAAATCTACTGCTCTACGTGTAGTAGAAGGATTTCCGATGTCGACAACATTGATAATTGAATTATTTGCCACTTTTATGTTCCGATTGTGTTAACAACAATACTTGCGGTAGTGTTGATTTGTGAAGCTGTCAATGCACTAATAACTTCTATGTCGTTAATAGTTGCTCCGCTTACGAAGATTTCGTTTGACTGGCAGGCTATTTCAAATAGGCTACCAAATACTATATTTGTTTTAGGTACAAGTACAAAGTTAGTTATGTCAGGAGTCATTATATTCATGACATAGGTTGCTAATTCACCAAAATTAAATTTCTGACCAAAGTCCCAATTCTCTATCGCAAAGAAATCATTGATTGCTTGTAAAATACCTGTGCTGATTTGATTAGAACTTAATGTGCTTGTAGGACTTTGAACAGCTTTAAATGTTCCTTGGAGCTGTACAGGAGCTTGACTGCCGAATAGCACTTTGTAATTTGCATTGTGATATATGATAGTATCACTGATACTTTTTATTGGTTCTAACAGCGAAGCATATTGAGATTCTAAACTGTTTGTTGACGGTGCAACTGGTGCTCCAGTTGTTGCGCCAGAAGATAACCATCTACGATATGCTGTATCGTAAGCGGAAGATAATAGATAGATATCTACAATATTTGTCTTGCTTGGATCTAATCTACGTTCTTCTCCTGCATTATGCTGATACTGGAACTTAAGATTTCCACGGCCTGGTTTAACAAAATAGCTAGGTTCTAATTGATATGTATAAGAATTAGTAGAATCTGCGTATGTTGTTACTGATGTTATACTCTTAACAACATCTGCTGTATAGAAATAAATCAACTGTCCAACTCCGTACAGCCCGCCAGTTGTTGGAACTGTAGTTTCATCCGGATAGGCAACAAACTGACTAGAGTCAACTGTTTTATAGCGCAAGCCATCTGCTAGTGTCATAAAATAAACAAAGTTACATAGATATCCTGTTTGAGGACTTACTGTCTCTGGACTAACAATATCCATAAAAGAATCCGGATTGTCTATGTTACCATCATTATTTGCATCATAAAAACTAATTTTAACTTTTTTAGGTTCAACATAACCGTCTGGGTCTATAACTGGACTGTCTATTTGCCAGTTAAAGTCCTGACCAAGATGATCNATNGTNGACGATGCTAGTATACTCTGAGAAGCATTGCCAATAGTCACGCTAGAATTAAGAGTTACGTTTGTTCCAGAGTTGGCTATATAATAATTAGAAATAGAACCATTAGTTAGGAAAGGAATAACAAGAGCATTGCCGATCGAGACTGAGGGTGTACTAGTATAACCTGAACCAGGAACATCTATACTAAGTCCTAAAAGATTACCTGGACCAACAGATGATACAACAATGATTGAATTAGAACCACCTGACGGTATGATTTGATCCCCTACTTTATAACCATGACCGGGGTTGACTATAACCGCACTAGTGATCGCTCCATTTGTTTCTGTTATAGTCACTGTCAAGCCTGCACCTGCGCCATTTGTAGTAGTTGCAATAGCAGTACCGTTACTGTATCCAGAACCCCCGCCAATTATACGTATACCTGTAGCAGGACCGGCAGTTGCCGATATTGTAATTTGTGCCGGTGTGTAGCTGTTAGGAGACCAATTTACTCCTAATACCTTGATAGTATCTTTAATCACACGGTTGTTGATGTAGTCATAATTCTGTGAAGTATTATCAATATAAAATGCAGTTTCTGCCGCACTCTCAAACAAATAATCTAGTATTCTATAATAGACGTTATAACTGTTTCCAGTCCATTGAAATGCAATCATCCAACTAGCATCTTTATTGGCATTGGTTGTGTCTCCTTGATAAATCAAATCAAAGGGACTGTTAAGATCTAAATTTGTATCAACTACAACAAACCATTGTCTAGAAATTCTATCAAAGCTCAATCCAAAGTTTCGGTTGATTAATCCAAGATTAACTATTTGATTTTCTAACGCATATGACCAATTAGTAACAAACGTTGGAATAACTTCAACAGGTACCGCAGTCGAAGGCACGTAGTTTGCTAGTGTTATAGGACCCGAACCATCGACCAACTTACCTGCTCCACTATTTGCACCATCGCCTATAATTTGTATTACTTTGACCCACATGTAATCTGTAGTAGTTTCATCTCGAGTTAAAGTTAGCTGACCAGTTGGTAAAAAATAATAATTCTGTGGCGGCGCAAATTTAATCAAAGAACCGGGTGTTACGTANTGTAAATTACTTGAACTGAAGTAGCCNGTTTCTGTAGGTGCACCNTACTGGTTATTAAAATAACCAGTTGTTTGATTAGTTGAATTTTTTACAGTTACCCAAGACAGCGACAAATTAGACAAAGTCGGTCTAGGATAATTTTGCATGTAGAAATTTTTAAAACTAGGACTTTGAACGATTGGTTCTATTTTTCCTTTTAGTGTTCCAAAGAAATCATTTCTTGTTGTAAATTTAAAATTAAGAGTCTGCTGACTTTGTTCTTCGTAGATAATTCCGTCATCGCAAAAAATATTAGTACTTGAATATTTTCCTGTTATGTCGCTTAGTTCAAAATACTTCGAAATGCCACTGCTGGATCTATTGATACTCTTTACTTTTAAAATATCTGTACCCACTGTTAAAGGACCAATCTGATAGTCCTCACCTGTGATCATGCGATTCTGTAGATAATAAGTCTGTGGTGCTTTTTGTTTTATAGAAGCAACAGATTCTGATCCAGAACTATTTGTTACTGTATATTGTAATGTCAGTGTTAGTTTAAGAGTGTTTAATTGTCCGCTCTTATTGTAATACGGAATAGAAACTGATATTCCGCTAACTTGTTCAGGCGTNATAGAATATGTTAATCCATTACTTTGTCTGTAGAATAAACGGAAGTTACCTTTAGGTAAGTTTCCAAAGCTACCATCTGCAAAATTTAAATCAATTTGATCATTTGCTCTTGTTGATACTGCATATAGATTTCTTATATCACTAGACAAACTATTATAGATAACATTGTTACCCACAGTNGAAGGAACTTTAGACCATAAAGTATTATAGGCTCCGTTAGTACCTTGTTGCCATAACCANACATCTGTATTGTTAATGTTGTTNGCGTTGATTCCAATTATCTCATCNGCTACAGGATTTGTAATTGAAAAATCACTGTAGTTTGTTGTACCTTGGCGGAAGTGGAAGAAGAAACCAGTGTTAGCAGATCCAGCACCTTGATTATCATTCTGAAATATAAAACTTAGTGTATTACCTGCCAATGGGGGATCTTCATAGATATAAGACTGTCCTGAAAACAAACTACCTACTATTTCAAAAGGCATGTTAGTTCCGTTTATAGAACTTTGGAATCCATAAACAGGAACATCTGTGTTAGCAGTATTCAAACGATACTGTTCTGTTGGAATTCCGTTTATNGTTGCTTTATCATAAGGCTGACCAAAGGTAAATGTNTTTGGCATAGCAGAATTCATAATGCTGATAAACTGTTGATACCAATTTGTGTTAGTAGGATCATTCCAGCCCACGATCTGATTTGCTAAATTAACTCCATTAGCATCTATAACGTTGTCTGTTGTTGTAACGGCAGTTATCTTTAAAAAGCCACTAGCAGGCACGTTNCGCACAGGATTATAGCTGACTAGCTGAGCTANTCGTAATACGCTATCAGTGCGTTGTGCTGTTTCTAGGAAGTTTTCGCGAGCATTTAAATCAATACGAAAACTTAGGTTCTGACCAAGATAAGCAATAAGATCTACTAGGGCAATATACTCACTGCTGTCAATATAATCATTGAAATCCTCCGGATAATTTTCACGAAGGTATTGAATCATTACACGACGTAATGTGTCAAAATCGTATGAAGTAAAGTCTGAATTTTGAAAAGATTGGTAAATCTTTTTCCAATCTTCTGCGACGAGTAGTTGTGAATTAGTTGCTGGTATCATATATATTATCTGCCCTAGATAACATATTTATTGAAAAGTTTAAGTACGTATATTATTGTTGTACTAGCCCGAGCTCTTTATCAAAGGATAATTTAAGCACATCAGTCTGGTTTGTTCCAACATAGGACAGGGTTGACTCTAACAGCAGGCCATATGGCTCTTCAGTTAGGTTAATCGACACAGGAACCACTCTAGGATCAAAATTTAATATGCGATTAACGTCTTGTACAACTGCTTCTTTAAGTTGTTCTGTTAGAGGATCAAATATAACNTTCCATATAATCGTGCCAAAATTNGGATTCATAACACGCTCGCCTTGTCGTGTGCGGAACATGTTTAATATGTCCTGTTTGATTAGATCATAATCATATAACTTGGGATTGATCTTAGTTTCATCTACCGTGCTGAATCCTTTGTAAAACTGTGATGTTTGATTAGAAATCACAGGATTCCTATTTGTTGGGGTTATGACTAGATTCTTATATGGCATAGTGTTATTTATTGACCTGTTCTAACCGGGTTTCCTGAGCTGTCTGTTAAAACGCCGCCCGATCCAGTTGTAACTACGTTAGACGCAGTTGTAGTAGTTGCACCAGCATTTATTCCTTGAGTTGTAAACAAGTTTTTATAGTATGCGTATGCCGAAATACGTTGGGATAATCCGTTCGTACCGCCATTAACAAGAGCAGAAACAGAATTACAATCATCCCAGAATGCNGTAGTATCAGTATAAGGNTGTGTCATCGTTTTATTTTTAAATCCTNTATTTTTAAAGACATTAAAAAAGAATAGGACGCTCTTTGCGGCTAACTCAATCTGTTCTACTAGTTCNGGTGAACCAACAACATCTTGTCCAAAGTATTTGGCCATAGATTGATATGTTTTTCTACCTGTACATTGTATGAATCCGCGGCCCTTGAATTTAACACCATCTCCTGATTGTGTATTACCAAGGTCTGAACGACCTTCGTATTCAGATCCACTTGCAAGTTCTTTAAGGTATATAAATCCGCCGCTTTCAACTTTACATTGTGCCATCCAGGCCGCTAGTTTGATAGGATCTGTAACTCCCCCGTTAATCAAAGTCTGTTTTAAGAAAGCTTCATTAGATGAGGCATTTTTTCCTAAAGGTTTTCCTATAGGATTATTATTAACAGGTACCGGTCCGCTTCCCGCAGTTGGACTAGACGGTGCATCCAAAGGTTGATTAACCTGTGTATTTGTTTTATCAGGAGTAAAATTACTAGGATTAACACTTTCATGATGATCCCACGGCTCGTGTGTTGGAACACGTTGCATAATACTTTGAATATCGCTATCTTTATAGAACTGATTATTAGACCAGCCAACTCCTGCTGTTCTGTTAGGTAAGGAAAATACTTCTAACGGTGTGGGCACATCAGGAGTAGTTGGGGCATCTGTGTCATACGAGTTCAATGATATAGTAGGAGCAACTAATTTTTGTTGTCCTGTAGCACCTAAACTCATGTTTGCGCCCGATATCGCTCGTATATCTCCACCAGCAGAAATACTCATTGCACTACTAGATTGCAATCTCATTTCTGCGTTAGAATCTAGATTATAATTTCCACCAAATTGTAATTTTCCTTGCTTACCAACCAAAAGGTAATACTGATCGATGACGTTAGTTTCCATCGTACCGCTAGCCTTGATATGCATGTTTCTGCCTGCTTCAAAGTTTATATCACGGTCAGCTCTAAAGTTAAAATCTTGTTCGCTGTGTATGCTTACAGAATCCTCGGCATAGATGTCTATCTTACCATTACTGGTCATTTCTAACCACGCAGTTCCTTTGGCATTTGCTATGTAAATTAAATCTGCAGAATTGTGCAATAGAATCTGATGCCCAGTTCGTGTTCTTAATCTTACTAGTTCGTTCTTACCATCTTTGTCACCGTCATCCATGACAAAGGTCGTTCCTCCCAACCGGCTAACTGGTGCTTTGACAGGATTCTCAAATCCAATTTCAGCTCTCTTAGCATTTGGTGACTGATCGATAGGACCAGGAGTGCTTATTCCAAATACCTGGCTTGGAACTTCTCTTCGAGCACTACTGCTTGTTACTCCGCGAATAGTATCTAATAATAAACCTTCTTGTAGTAATCTGTCTGCGAAAGGATGTATAGGTTTAGTAAACGTACTAGGAGTAGGTAACTGTAATGTTCTACTTTTCTTATGGAATTCCGCAACAGGCAAATAGTTAGTACCATATTTTGTCTGCTGTTCGGGTGTCATTTCTGTGTATTTGCTAGCCGCAATACCAGGAATCATATGGTTCTGAAAACGATCCTGTACACAACCTATCCAATAACCGGCGTTAGAATCTCCATCTATGAAGATACACAAAACTGTGCTTCCAATGTCTGGCGGTACCATCCACATTCCGTAGGATTTTTGTACATCCTGGAAATTTGCAGAATCGTTTCCTTCAAAATCAACATTGGTTGATCCGGCGAACGGACTTAGGTATCGAACAGCAACCTGTGTACCTTTAAGATCTATCTTTCCAGAAGTTCCTTTGAGTAAAGTAACTTCAAGCATACCCATGTATGTGGTATCTAGGTGGTTGGTTACTATCCCTAGATAGGGACCTTTTCCTATATGTTTTCCAGGACCTCTAGATTCTATATTGACTGGACTACTCATTAACCTTCACCCCATCCATTGTTTATATTCCCTTGGTTTGTCGACGCCACTAACTTATCTAGTGGACTCGATACTCTGTTAGAACCAAATACAGCAGATGCTGATTTAGAAAGATCTGCAGACCCGCCTTGCACTAAGCTAGTAATTGCAGATTGATTTGATTCAACTGATCCTAATCCTGCTTGTGCTGGCGATAATCCTGCTAGACTGTTAGACACATTAAGATTCGATCCTACAAGGTTATTTAAACTCGCCTGGGATGCTGTGAGTTTGTCTGTGAGTGCAGTTGGACTAACTGACCCTAATCCCTGTGTTAGTCCGCTTGTTGACTGTCCAATTGAATTAGTCAACTGGTTAAATCCGGAAATACCTGGTAAGTTTCCTGAACTGATGGGTGTTGTTAGCCCGCCCTGAGTTAATGATCCTGCACTGGCCATCATTAATGCGGCATTTGTATCTGCGCCTAAGTTGTCTAGCTGTACTGGAGGTAAATTTCCTACGTTATCTTGTGTTACGTTTGCCATAACAAGACCTTGTCCCTTAAATGAATTTAAGTCAACGTTGTCTGGTACTTCGCTTTGGAATGTTTGTAGCTGTGAAAGCACTTTACTTTGTATTGAGGGATCCAATCCAGATACTTGAGAGGGATCTATTCCTACACTAGATGCTAGTCCTGCGGGATCTAAGTTTGGAACGCCCGCTGTTACTGCTGTTATATTTGCTTTAGCGTTGTTTAATAGAGAATCTGCTTGACCTGTTACATTGCCAACTGCTGATCCTGTTAACCCAGTTATGCTTCCGCCACCGGCAGTAATTTGACTAGTAACACCAGATGCTAGGGTGGCGGCAGAGTTTGCAGTAGGAACTGCTCCACCTATTATATTATCAACACTGGCAACAGTTGCAGGAGCCAATTTAGATGCGCCGCCTATTATATTTGACAGTCCGCTAGTGGCTAACCTAATACCAGATGCTAACGCATTTACACCATTTAAACTTGACCCCACGTTGATCCCTAATTGAGGTCCTATAGTTCTAACTTGTCCTACTATATTTTGTACCGCGCCGCCTACTCCCGCAACACCGGTCAGTCCGCCGGTAGCCGCACCAACAAGTCCTCCAATTCCGCCGCCTGCCGCATTAGTAAAGTTAGGAAGAGACCCTAAACTGCCAGCACTAGGCAAGCCTCTAACAAGTGTAGCTATTTGTAAATCGTTTGGTCGTGAACCACTAGACTGAACTCCAATCGGAGCAATGTCTTTAACCTGTTGTTGTCCTGGTTCAGGCGTTGTTTTAAATCCAGGACTTGTGTCTGCTTTCTTAGCTTCTATTAGTTGGCCGTTCATACGTAAAACTGTCATAGACTGTTTAAACACACCGCCGTTAAAATCGGAATTAACTTCTGTAACTTTGTAAATTCCACTAAATGGCAATATTTGAGAATCGAAATACATTGAACCGCCATTTGCAAATGTATCATAATCTATCGGAGTTCGCCAATTTATGTTTATATAAACATCTCCGCCATACATAGGAGCTTCGCCGTTTGATGTTAGTCCTAGATTTACTAAAGGATGTATTTGATTTCCTACACCACCTGTTGTTACATAATACGGATCTCCGTATATTTCAAGATTGCATTTCATCAAATCAACCGAAGCAGTTATCGCATTGTGCATTGTCTGTGCCAATTGATGATAGGGATCTTGTTGCTTTGCTTGGCCCTGTAATCCGTTAGCTGGTACAAATCCTTCTGGTATCGTTACTACTTTAGCTGTAGGATTTTTCTTTTCTTTAACAGTCTCTTCATTTGCCTTAGGAGCAGTTACGTTTACTGTATTTCCAGCCGCGGCGCCTGTTGAGGCCGCACTACTATCAACAGTTCCTGCTCTAGGAGGCATTGCCTGAAAATATAAATGATTGAATTTTAAATTAAAATTGATAACATCTTTATTTTTTCCCATATACAAATAGTCATAGGTTCTTCTAATCTGATTTGTTATAGGAGTATAATCTGTTACGCCTAATTGTTCGCCTGGTATTTGTGTATAGTGGATGCGATAAGGACATACTACAAATCTAAATAATTTATTTTTTGAAAGACCTTGTGGATCTGTATTTCCTTCTAACAGTTCCACATCTGTTCTAACCATAAAATATTGAACTATTCCATCTCCTTTTTTTGCATCGTCGATGGACCTAAGCATATTTTTAGTATATTCACTATCTCTAATCAAAGCTTCGATAACTTCGCTAACTTTTGACCCTTTTGCAAAATTCGCCAAGTTCTTGCTTGGTTCTAATTTTATAGTATTATCTGTTTTTGTAGGATTCGAAGAAGACTTGTCCTGACCAACATAACCTTCACCAGTTGTCTTGGCTTGATCGGGTGTAGAAAAAGCATATATAGGATTAGCTCTCAATTCATCATTTAGTGGCGAAGCATAAATGCTTCCAGGTCCAGTCCATTCATCAGATTGACCTAATGTTGTAGATACTACTTTAGTGCCGGGTGCTTCTGCTTTTGCAAAATATATTTCATAACGATCTTTATTCTTAGTTTCTGTGCCTTTTGTTTCTTTTGCATCGTCTTCTGTAGCTTTGTTTAAGTTTATAAAAAGATTTTTTAAAAGTTCTCCAACTGTAGTACCTTCTGCTTTTATATCACTTCTTAAATTGTTAGGAAGACCATAGGCCATATCATTTTCTGAATTACATTTTACCTGATATGTAGTTCCTTTGTCTGATGTCTCTACATCTACTCCTGTGATTTTTACAGGATAATATCTAGTAGTGTTTGGAATCAATTCGGGAGAACCGTCTGGACCGGTTACAGTATCTTTATAACCATAAAATTCTATCTTAAGACAAAAATTACCTGCAGGGTATGATATCGCACCAGCCGCACTAGACGAAGTCTGTAGTGCTTCTAAGAATCCACCCATGCTATAAGGTTCATATACGCTAAAACTAATCTTTCTAGGCAAGGCAGTTCCGCCTTGAGGAGAGTACGACATGACTGTATTGATTTTTAAATTATCAATGTACATGTCAAATCTTCCAGGACTATTTTTATTGAAGTCATTTATTAGTCCTAATAACTCTGTTTTGTTTGTTTCNGTATTAGAAACAACCCGTTGACTTAATTGATTTGAAATTACTTGTGTNCCTTTGCCAGAAGATTTTAATATAATATATTTCTGACTAGAAACAGCATAATTTGTTGGATCTGATAATGCAGAATCTTCTAATGCACTTAATGTGAGAACATAATTCCAAGATCTATAGTCATGTAAAACGTTGTACTCGCTTCCTTTGAGTACCAGTGGTTGATTTCCTGCTAAGATAGTTCCGTTGGCGGCTTCGTTTGTGGTTCCCGGAACTGCACCCTGCTGAGTAGCTATATCCGCTTGATTAGAATCTTGCGCAGTTTTGCGATCGCCTTCTGGGCCCGGAGTTGCCATTTATTAAATTCCTAATACTGATTTTAGTGTAGTGATCTTTGGAATAAAGATCGTTACACCTGGAACTAGATCATACACAGGGTCTTTAATTATATCTTTATTTCTCATAGCAAACACCCACCATAGTTCTGCATTTTGATAATAATCGTATGCTAATAGATCTGGTCTGTGCATATAGATAGGATCTACGACATATTGTATATCGTCGGCTTGGCTTGGAATATCTCTAAATGCGATGACATCTAAGTATCCCTGGCTTTGATCTGTAAAATAATACGGACTTGCTTTATCGTATGTTGATGTCATTATAGATATCCTTTACCTGCTAATTTTCCATTCAGCCATGCATCTACTCCGTAGTTCATAGCTTCGGTTCTACTGTACATTACATTCAATGTTATTGATAATGTGCAACTTGTAGGAACCATTGTGTTTCCGTAACCCATTGTACCTCTACCAACTTGAATATAATCAACACCATCTGGCAACTCTAATTTAAAATCTGCAACAGTTACTGGAATATTTTTAAATTGATAATCACCGTAGGCATCAAATCGACAGATAGGCGGAGGAGATCCTGCGTTTTGATCATTCCCCCATTTCATTTTTGTTAAAGCACGTAGCACATGCTGGCATGCTAGAATATATGCGGCTTCAAATTCATTTTGTGCTGTAAGTTTACCAGATACAGTGATTGGACCAACTGACGAGCTTTGATAATTGTAAAATTGATAGTTACTATGTGTTACTTTATTTTGACTGTATGCCGCTTGAGTCGATGCGCTTACTTGTGGAGTATAGGGAAATAATATCCCACCTAACTGTTTTAGTCTACCCTCTGGTCCGGCCGCTGGTCCTACTAGATAATTGTCTGGTATGCGCAATTTAACTCGCATGTCTAACGAAGAAAATTCTGCTTGGGCGGCCGCAGGAGACTGAGGTACAGAGTTTAGAGGTGTTCGTTGAAGATTGGCTCCTTGTACAAGACTGCGTGTTGCACCTGCTCCTGATTGTGTTGCTTGATCTTTTGCTTGAGATTCTGAATCTATACTTCCATTTCCGCCTAATGGTGCTGGAGGATTTGTTACGCTTTCTGTATTTCCAGATGCGGTGGCCGCCTGTTCTGCGGCTTGAGAAGCCTGTTGAGTTTGTAGTGCCGTATTGTATGCGTCAGTTGCAGTAGCCAATGCATCATTGGCTTCATCAAAATTATCTTGAGCCGCACTAAGAGCATCTTCTGCATCTGTAACATCTTGTTCATCAAGAGGAATGTATTGTTCTTGCTCATCTATCTTTGCATCAATCTCTGTAGTATCCTCACCATTCTCGATAGCAGTTGCTTGTTCTTTTTGTAGATCTTGTAAAATATGCTGGTCGGCTAATAGACCAACATTTGCATTATCTAGTGCTTGTTGTGCCGAGTCGAGAGTTTTCTTTGCAGAATTAGAATTGTTTTGTGCTTCGGTTAGTGCATCAGATGCAATTTTAAGATCTGCATTTGCTTGAGCAAGCGGTACAGGAGGCGTTGGACTAGGAGTTGAACTAGTTGTACCATCGGGGTTAGTTGTTAATGTGCTTCCATCGTCAAATGTTTGTACTGTCGTGCCACCGTCATCAACTGCTGTATTGGCACCCGGTTCTCCGCTTGGATTTGTGCCTTCGTTTGTAGGGCCTTCATCAATGCCCGGAGTAACAGTAGCAGTATCAGCAGGAGTTGTAGTTCCTGAATTTCCAACTGCATCAGTTGGTTGACCGGCGGGCGGTAACTGAGAGTACTGTATGTTTGCCGCATTTATTTGTTCGTTAAGGGTGGCCCGCTGTGCTGTTAATGCTTCAGCTGTGGAAGTATCACCAGAGGCAGTTGCGTGAAAAATCTGAGTCCCAAGGGCAGAATCTTGATTCTGCAAATCTATAATTTTGTTAGATAACGCTTCTTGATCTGGTGTTAGAGTAGTAGCCATAGTTTATTCCTGTACGTTATTTACCCAGATAAATAATGTGTGCAGTTAATCACATCTTACAAAATGGTTGACTCTCCTGTAAACATTATGTTACAATACTAACTGTAGGAGAAAAATAATGACCGGTATAATAACAACAAGAAAGGTCAAGTATCTCAATAACCGAGATCTACTTGCTGAGATTCACAAAAGTAAGAATTCATATAGCAGTTTTACCAAACCCGAATATCACCAATACGATATAATTTTAACTAATTTGGATAAAGTTAACATTAGAACTATTGCAGATGCTAAACGTGCAAGAGCTAAACGTATAGGATTAGAAATATTCAACAAAGCTAAACTAGCTGGGGATAAAAAAGTCAAACTAGCAGAGGTAACTCCAGACTATAAGACTATTCCAAAAACAGATGTCATCATTCGTATAATGACATTCGAACATATTCCTCTAGCACCAGGTCGTAAAAAGACAGTAAAAAGTACCGCAGACGGACACGATAAAGTAAACTTTCCCCCATTCCAACACTGGAAATTCAACGATGCAGATCAATTAGTGTGTGTAGGTAAGAGTCACTGGAAAGGTGGCATTAAAACAGGTAAGTTTTCCAAGGACCACGGACGTATTACAGAAAACTTAGGTAAAATGTATATCAAACTTTCAGAGCGATATGCACAGCGTAGCAACTGGCGCGGTTATACCTACATTGAAGAGATGCGCGGACAAGCCATTTTACAGTTAAGCCAAATTGGCCTACAGTTTGATGAATCCAAATCAGAAAATCCATTTGCATACTACACGGCGGCTGTTACTAATAGTTTCACTAGAGTATTAAACATTGAAAAGAAAATGCAAAATATTCGAGATGACATGTTAGAAGAAGCAGGACTAACTCCAAGTATGACTCGTCAAACTAGAGATGAATTTGCCGAAGAGGTTGCACGTCAGGCTGAAATATACAAGAACCTGCGTATGCCAAAATCCGAAGAGGCACCAGAAGAAGGCGAATCAGAGGCTTGATCTTTGTCATTTTACCTGCTATACTAACTGTAGGAGAAAATATAGATGGGACTTTTTAAGAAGGCCGCGTGTTTTACTGATATCCATTTTGGATTGAAGTCTAACAGCCAAACGCACAACTTGGATTGTGAGGAATTTGTTGATTGGTTCATTCAACAAGCCAAAGAACAAAATTGCGAAACAGCAATTTTTTTAGGAGATTGGCATCACAACCGTAACTCGATCAACCTAACAACTCTAGATGCTAGCATTAGAAGTCTAGAGAAGTTAGGTGCCGCATTTGAACAATTTTTTTGGTTTCCTGGGAATCATGATTTATTTTATAAAGACAAGCGTAGTGTTCATAGCAGTAGTTTTGGCAAGCATATTCCTGGCGTTACTGTTGTCGACTCCATCCTTACTACCGGTGATGTTACCTTTGTCCCCTGGTTGATAGGCGATGAATGGAAGACCATGCGCAACTTGAAAAGCAAGTATGTGTTTGGACACTTTGAACTTCCCAACTTCTTTATGAACGCTATGGTGCAGATGCCAGATCACGGCGAATTACGAGCCGAAGATTTTAGTAGTCCAGACTATGTATTCTCAGGACACTTTCATAAACGCCAAGTTAATCAGAAAGTTCAATACATCGGTAATGCGTTTCCGCATAACTTTGCAGATGCGTGGGATGACGATCGAGGTATGATGACTTTAGAGTGGGGCGGTGAGCCTCAATATCAGACCTGGGAGGATGCGCCCAAGTTCCGAGTTATCAAATTATCAGAATTAATCGATAAGAAAGACGATATCATGAAATCTAAGATGTACTTAAAGGTACATTTAGATATAGACATCAGCTTTGAGGAAGCTAATTTTATCAAAGAAGAGTTTACAAACAATTATGATATTCGTGAAATGAGTTTGATACAGGAGAAAAACAACTTAGAAGGTACTATCGACGATAATCCAGATGCCAAGTTTGAATCAGTTGACCAAATTGTTAGTGAACAGCTGATTAATATCGAATCTGATGCCTTTGACAAATCGCTATTACTGAATATCTATCATAACTTATGACATTTAATATAAAGAACATAACGG